CCAAATTGCATTTGCGTATATAGTAATAATTCTATATTATTTACCAGCTATTATTTTTCAAACACACTCACATACTTACTTGAGGCTGTAATATATAATCCTGACTTAAGCTTATACATACTGCCGCTTCCCACCTTGATAGGCCCCTGAACCACAGTAAATACCTCGTTCTTCTTTACTGTTCCTGCTGCCGCAGATACATCCCATGAAGGTGTTTTTCTCACAGTCAGTCCATCAGCTCCATTATATATTACCTTAACATACTTCTGTTTTGCTGGAGTAACAGATGGCGCCTGTGGCTTTGGTGCTGCTGGGGCAACATAGTCAGCAAGTGCATATGCTATCGCATTGCACACATCATCGAATTTATTTTTGTAATTTGATGCATCCGGATCATTTACAAAGCATACCTCTATCAACATAGATTTTGCTTTTGTTCTATGTACTACATACAATCCTGATCCATCCTTTACACCACGATTATTGAATCCCAGTGCCGAGATATGTTCACATACTTCAAGGGCATCCTGGTACTGTCTGCCCTTATAGGTATATACCTCTACTCCTTTTCCCTGTTTTGCCGAGTCATTATTAAAATGAATTGAGATGAACCAGTCAAGGGTATCCTGATTGGCAAGTGCTACAGCCTGTTTAAGATAAGCGGACTGTGATGCAGCCTTATCAATCGTACATGGCACCACTGTTACTCCCATGCTTTTAAAGATTTCTGTAAGCCTCGTTACTACTTTACGTGTTTCCTGTGACTCAACGATTACTCCACTTGTGCCGTATCCCGGTCCTGAAATTGTATGTCCTGCATTTAATCCTATTCTCATTTATTTATCCTCGCTTTCTTTTTGATCTGATCCTGCAAAATGTTCTGTCTGCGATTTGATATTCTTCACTAGCGGCAATAAAAACGATGGTATCTGAATACCAATATCAACCATATTTTCAAGAATTGATATTATTTCATTACATATAATCCATATTGCTACCACGCATGCGATTAAAAATGTAACCGGTATTTTAACACCAATTGTCTGCGATGCATACAGCAATAATTGATCCATGACAGCTCCAACGACTACGAGCAGCCACATAGATACCTTTTTCTTGATCCCTTTGATACTGCGATAAGAACTGATACCTCCGTCCGGTCGGTTCTTTGCTGCCATAAGGCCTGTTGCATAATCGATAATGTTGCATAAGATCATGAGAAGCACTGGTATATATAGTGTTCCCAACAGTGCAGACAAAAACGCTGCCACCACTGTTACTATTGCTTTGATTGTGTTAATATTTTCCATTGTTTGCTCCTTTCTTTAAATATAAAAGAGCCGGCACCATTTCTGGTATCGGCTCTCAGGCTCTAATGTATCTTTCTTCATCTGTTTTGTTATTTTTAATTATAACACAAATTTAATATAATTTCTCTACTATGTTATCATTTTTCTACATTAAACAATACATTTTCTGTGATTGTTTTTCACGTTTGCTCTTGATACCTCTGCATATATCATAGTTGTTGCAATGTTTACATGTCCTAAAATCTGTTGTACCTCAGTTGCCGTTGTGTGCCTGATCAGATGCGGATACAGGTCCGATACAAATAATGCCTCTTCGTTGTCATTTCTCGAATCAAGATAGTTTTTTTATACCGCCCTAAATACCTCTTGTAACTAATAATGTTCCACCACTTAATCCTGACGGTAATCCTGTCAGCTTTCCTCCAGAAATACCAAGTGTGATGTTTGTTGCAGCTGGCGAACCATAATATGCTGGTTTATAATAATTTGTGCCATTAAAAGCATACATGGTTATATTAGTAGAACCACCCCACTGTGATTTTGTAGTTTCATATGCATAGCCGTATGCTTTGATTGTCCCAGATGCTGTCTTAAAAGATACTGTTGGGTTCGTAACATCAACAAGATACGCTTCGCAGTTGTTATTGCCACCTGATGCAGTTGCTTCATATGAGCCCGTCACACCAAGAATAGAAACACCTTTCTTGATATTGGAAGCAATAATCTTTGCCTGTTCTGACTCACTGATAGCAACTTTCCCTGACCCATTGTGATATCCTTGTGGGATTGTATACGCACCATCTTTTGTGCTGATTTCGCCTGTCACAGCTCCATTGTTCAGCATAGAACCTGTCAGTTTTCCGTCTTTCCCATAGGCAGTTTTACCGGTTAAGATATCTGGTGCAGTAGCGGTAGCATCTGATGTATCTGTTCCTGAAGAAGTTCCTTCCTGAATCTTCACGTAATAATAACCATCTTTCAGTCCGTCATCAGGATAAGCACTTGAATCATCGGAAGAAACATATCCAATGAAGCTTCCTTTTCCTTCTGTATAGGTATCACCGATATCTAATCTGTAATAATTATCCGTAAAACCAGTTTCATATGAATATATATTTTGTAATCGATACACAGATTTAGGATGTGTGTCAGCACCTTTCCCTTTAATGTAGCTAAATCCATTCCCGAGCGAATCTGGATCTCCTTTCAGCAGAAAATATCCGTCATCTGCTACAATATAGTTACCATATTTATGATAAGAATAATCAGATGGTGCTGTTGTTCCAAGATGTGTTGTTGTAACATCCCATACCTTTCCAATATGCTTTTTCCAGATATATTTACCATCACCGACATCCTCAAGCGTACCAACAATTTTTGCACCAGTTTTATCGTGAGCAATCGCACCACTTATCAATTTGTCCGCGGTAACCGTATCCTCCGTCAAATCAAGTAATACCTTACCGGCATATTCCACTTTATTTACAGTCACGCTCTATTACCTCCGTTATCCAATGGTTACTGTTGTTCCGCCTGCCGCATTCTCGGATTCAACATATGGAATCTTTGCAACAGTTACCTGAGACAAACAGTTATATCCTTTATCTGGAAGAATAGTCTGCTCAGTATTTGACGGTGTTATTGCTTTAGCCTGAGGCTTCATTCCCTCACTGCCGGACATTTCTCCAACTACTCCAAGGATAGTAATGCCCTCACGAATGTTTTTAGCAACAAGTTTTTCTTTCTCTGTTGTATCAATTGATACTTTTCCAGATCCATCGTGATAGCCTTGAGGAACAACATAATCTCCATCAAGTGTAGCGATAGTTCCGGTTACTGCTCCATTATTTGGCATGGTACCGGTCAGTTTTTTTCCTCTTACATATGCAGTTTTACCTTTAAGAATTTCAGCAACGGCTCCTGTAGCATCACTTGAATCCACGTCATATGTGCAAGTACCGGTCAACAAGTCACCATCTTTTCCATGTGATGTAAATCCTTTTAATATTTTGTCTGCGGTAACAGTATCGCCTGTTAAGTCAATCAATGTCTTTCCACCATATACTACTTTATTAATACTCATATTTTACAATTCCTTTCCAATAAATACAGTTTGTCCACCTTCAAGATTTGACACCTCGAAAAATGGAATTTCTTTGATTTTTACATTTTCTGTCAGAAACTTTTGACGTGTCGCAAGCTCTTGTTTTTCTACTTTTGGCGTGACCGTGTAATCGCCTTTGTAGTACTCCACTCCGGTGTGGTCGGATACAATCTGGAAGTGCTCAAAGTCAACCTTGATCTGCTCATTCCCGGTACGAAAATCCACGTCCAGTTTTTTGCCGAGCTCGCGAAAGGTTACATCTAATCGCATTAAATCACTCCCTCTTTCAGGATTCTACCAACATATACGCTCATGATGTCGGATGCAAGAGCCTCTCCGGCTGTAGTTCGCACTCTTATCTGTATTTCAGCCTGTAATCGTGGCTGTTGTTGTAATCTTAGCGTGTCCTCTTGTGTCAGAGTCAGTGATACGGAAGTACCGGAACAACTGCAATCCGACAAGGTTTTTTCCAACACCGTTTTTTCGCCTTGTGCTATCGTGACATACATCTCTGCAATCAGTGATGTGTCAAACGGCAGTGTAAACTCTAACGTAGGTGTGGTACCTCTTATCATGCTATCCCCCTCCTAGTATCCAAATCTAGTAATAGTGGTTGTTTCAGACCAACAGCTAAATGTATCGTTATCACCATAAGCTCTTACTTCCACTGTAGCTCCGTCCAGTCCATCAACAATAAAATCATCAGTGTAATTAGTGCTGTAAAATGCTGTATAGGTCGTATCGTATTCTTTCCACGTTCCATCTGCTTTTGTAACTCTAATTTTATAACACGTTGCATTTTCTACTTCTGACCACTTTACCGCTACGCAGGTGTAATGAAAATACCTTAATGCACTCTTGTAGTAAGATGCGTACTCCACTGTTGGTTTTTCAAGAATACACTTCTTGAACCAATTTTTCACTGCGTTACTAATAGCATCTTCTAAAGCACCATCAGGCTGAAAGTTGATATCCGGAATCTCTACGGATGGCGGATTAAGTGGTGGTGTACAAGCTGATACTGGTACAGCATTAAAACCCCCCATTGCAATCACACAAGTCATCACCATTATTGTTCTTTTAATTTTTCTAAACATTGTTTTAGCCCTCCTTTAGTTAATTAATTCCCGCTTTCAGTTTTTCTTCTTTATTAATATCCATCAACTCATTGTACTGCTCTTCGGTAATTCTGCTTGTCGCGAAAAAAATATCAATTTTGTTCTTTAAATTGTCTGTAAGTCCGTTTCTTTCTTTAAGTTTTAATAATGTTCTGTACAGCATAATCATACCTCCAATTCTGTTAATGCTACTGCATATTCGCTGTTTACATAGGCTTCTGCTGATTGTGTATCCATATCATAGATATAATCTCGGTTGTCGTTTAACTGTTGTTTTACATAGTTCCATCCGTTAGCTATGCTAATTGGATAGTTAAATACTGTATATCCGTCAAGCTGTTCTGAATTGACGCTGATGTTTGTTACTGGATAATAGGTTACAAGTTCTTTTAATGCTTGTATCTGTTCTGTTGTAAGGTCGGTTTCTTGTTCCTCTGCCAATAACCATTCCGTTTTATCTATAATAGATTGCGTATTATCTAGCTTAGAAGAATCAACTCTCCTAACTAATTTTCCTCGTTCCACATCCACATAATCCGCAATATACTGTTGTCCGTTAATTGTAACATTACCATCACTTGAGACTGGAATAGCATTTAATGTTATTGGCAACTGTATTGATTGCTCTTTGTATGGCTCAAATGGAGTAATTTGTTTACCTATTAAGATTTGTGGCTTCCATGTTTCGTTGTTGAAATTATTTCCTCTTGTAATTTTAATAGATAACTTAAATTCATACCTAGCATCTTGTCTTGTAATTACATAAGGTGTATTGACAATATTGCTTGCAATTGAAAGGCTCTTTGTGTTCTCGTTGCTATAATCAACGTAGCATTTGTTTATATTTTCAATGCTTTTTATATTATTTGGACAAAATATAATTTCAGTTCCTTCTTTAAGCATAGATGGGGTATCTATTGGCAAGTAAATACGTTTATTAACAGTAGATGTTCCGTTTAATTTTATAACTCCGTTGCTTACAGTAATGGTACATCCAGAATTTTGATATTCACCATCTCTAATTTTTAAGATATTACTTCCAAGTAGTTTTACTGTTGGATTCACAACGCTCTTAATCTCAACTGGATTTTCTACTGATGGCGTTCCATCCTGTGAGGATTTGCCATATATCATCATATCTTGAATCTTTCCATTGTCAGAATCGGCAAGATGGGTTTCACCTTGATTTGATGCGTAGAACCTTGTGATTTTGTTGGATAAATCTTCCTTGAGTGAACCAACGGCTTCCCCTACTGCCTTCGCATCAGCGGCTTTCCCTTCTTCTTCCAGATTCGCATCTAACTTAAGCTGTGAATTTTTAACTTTTTCTAATTCATTAACAGCTTCAAACACACCATAATTATTGTCATCTTCCGTGTCCATCTCAACAGCCAAAAACCTTGCTCCATCCACCGCCTGTATAACTCCATCACATGCTCCAAGGAATGTACTTATAGCACTATCTCCGTCTGTATTACTTCTGAACTGATATCCATATTTTGTTTTAATATAATACATATCATTCAAAATATGATACACTGCTATCTTTTTCGAATTTGTGGCGTTTTCAACTCCACCATCCTTCAAGCGATATCCAGTTACGCTGGTTGCCTCAATAGCAGTATCGCCAGCACTATATATAGCGCTATTGATCGCATCTGTTTTTTCTATCAATCCACCAACCTGTCCTCTTACTGCTCCACCAGCTGTATCGTAAGTCCTTCCATTGGATGCAACACGGATATCTGCAAGCTCTGCATCACCGGTTGTGCTACCATCAGGAAGTTTAGTCATCTGATTAATTCTCTTACGCTCAACATCCAGCTCTGTTTTAGATGCTTTTGTTGAATCAAGTTCATTTAAACGTTTTCTTTCAACATCCAGCTCTGTTTTAGTTGTTAAGAGATCCTGCCTTGCCTGCAAATCCGTAGTGCCCGCCCTGCCCTCTTTATAACAAGTTTCAATTCCAGCTGCTATGGATTCCCGCACCTCTTTTCCATATCGTGCCTCTCTGATAGTTTTTAATTCATTCATAATATCTGACATACTCTAATCCTCCTTGCTTTCTTCCTGCCCTGTGATGCTGTCTTGTGTGTCAACAACCAATGTTGACTCTAACTCACTTTCTTTTGGTCTGCTGCAATATTCCATTCCCATCCCTGCCTTTTGGTATTTTTTTGTTTCGATTGACCAACTTTCAATAAGACCATTCTTTATATTTACAGTTGTTCTATCCACACTTGTAATGTTTCCGTCCTCCCAGGATAGGCCCGATATAAAAGATGTACTGCCAGTTGCTGAGCATATACTCCAATTTTTAATCAGACCATTTTCAATGGTAATACCACCATTCGTGTTATCCGGAAATAATGTACCGTTTGCGCCATTGCGAATAAGAGCTGTTGCTTCATCCCTTGCTGCCTGGAGCATAGATTTTTCCTGTGGCAAGCTCTGTTCTAATGTCTTTACAGAGCTTGTAACCTGTTGTGTATATGTCTTCTTTAATGTATTACTAAAAACCACAGTATTTTTTTCCGGACTTTGCAAATATGTGGTTTTCTTCTGCAATGGAAATCTTGTATCCATTCCAAACGGATTTGCAAGAGTACGTACCACATCTCCAACCTCATATGTATCGATATCTGCATTTAGCATCGACATATCAACTGCGGTTACTTCAAGCGTCATGGTTTCATACTGATTACTCTTCAACCACTCCTCTGCTTTTTTCTTCAAATTATCCGGGTCAGTCACATCATCCCAGTTTACCACTTTCCGAATCCATCCAAAATGATCCACTGCATTTTGGATAAATACATAATCTTTACCATCGTTTACAGATTCTATTGTGGTATATGCATCCAATCCATCTATTACACTTTGGTCCAGTCTTGCGCCTAATGGAATAACTGCAGTTGCTATATCTGTCCCAGATGTACCACATGTAAAATCTAATAAGTTGTAACCGAACTGAATAGGCTGTGCACATACTTTTCCATAATCCTCAAGTGTAACCAAATCCAAATATCTTATACCGTCTTTCTTGCGAATACGCAAATAGCCACTTAATCGATCGCATAATTTGTTCCGTAAATCTGTAAGTGTATCCTCTCTGTTAGTAAATCTGTATATACTGTCATTTGAATCTTTTACAGTCACTACTCCAACTTCAAATTGTTTTTCTTTCTCAACCTGGTTGTTGTGGATTGTAAGCAGATTAGTAAAAAACTGCAATGGGGTCTGGTTCTGGTACTTCGCCTGCGGCTGGATTGAATCATATAAAAAGGCAAGCTCTCCTACACACTTCACTTCCTTTTCACCTTTTAATACTTCACTGTATTCCCTTACCTGTCCGTTAAAAATTTCATTACCGTCTTTTAAAACCTGTACCATACTTACACGATTTTCAATCTTACTATACAGTGGGTTCGTACAAGGAACAGTAAACTCGAATGTGCCTGCATCATTTAATGCCTGTGTCAGCGTTGCATAATAAATAACAGCCTCTTTATCATTCGGAAAATATAGTGTTTTTCCATCAAGTAAAACTTCATATATCATAGGTATGCTCCTCTGTAATTTATGGTTACAATTCCAGTTCCTGTAAAACTAAGAGTTATATCATTTTCTGCTACAACTATGGCCGGGAAACGATATGTACCATCCTCCGGCATATCATAAGTTCTTCCTGCATATGTCAGTTTTAATTCATTTACATTTTTTACGGTAAAAACTGGCACCTGCGGCATAATTCCGCCTATTAATACAAGTTCTTTATTGTATTCACTTACAGTGATTTCATTATATTCACGCAGTACTCCCTCTTCAAAGTCAAACGTATCCCAAAGCCATTCTTCAGCAGTATTATAAATATCATATTTAAATGATTCGGCTGTTCCACTTAAGGTTATAGTTCCAACACTTCTTTTTGATTTGCTACGGTCAACAGACAGCCTACATACATAATAGTGACTAAGGTCATTATCTACAATCACCTTGCACTTTTTCCCATGTATCATAGTGGCAATCCTAAACGTGACAACCTCCCATAAATCAAAATTTCCACGAAGAACAAACTCAAATGTTACATTGCTTCTATCCTCATATAATACCCTGCCAAACACCTCCGACAAATCAATATTGCCAGAGGCGCCTGGTACCGAAATATAATTGGTTTTTGGGCTCGGGAATGGAATCTTAAGTGCTGTCATTTTAAGTCCTAATTCACTTGTATGAAATGCATCAGTTTCTGTAATTATTTTAATTCCAAAGTTTCCCATATACTCTCCTTATGTTCTCACTGTTGCAAAATCACCCAATGCAGCATCTACGTGAGGGGCTATAATCTTTCCTGCTCTCTTTCCATCAATATTTACACTCATGCCTTTTAGCGCACTTGCTGTAGCCTGTGCCTGCGCATCATAGTCATATACCGCATTGTATGTGGCCGCGTATGAACCGCTTCCCACAAAGTTTGCTTTCATGGTAGATTCATTTGCCTTAATAGACTTATTAAGCGTGTCGTAAGGATTGTAGTCTGCTATAGGTTCATCCATGCCGGCTACGCACATTTCTCCAACCCACTTAAATTTACGTGACGGAGAGTGGATGCCAAGCGCATCCTTGAATCCTTGTAACAGTTTTCCTGCGAGGTTGCTGACTTTCTTTGTCAGTCCACTCCATGCTCCTTTGATACCTTTCCAAAGACCTGATACTATATTTTTTCCTGTACTCATAATTTTGTTCGGGAGATTTGCAAGTCCGTTGACTACCGAATCGAACAGTCCTTTTGCGGCTGCTTTTCCTTTTTCTCTCATGTTAAAGCCCCATTCTACAACCTTGCCGAGTGCAAAGCCTATCCAGTAAGCTATCTTATCCGGAAGTTCCGATATGAACCCAACTGCTGCAGTTATCATGTCGGATATAGCCGTTGTAACTGTTGTGTATACGTTCTGTCCCCACTCTAGGAGTTTTCCGGGGAGTTCATTGAACCAGTCAAATATCGACTGGATAAAATTCGGTATGGTTTCTGTGAAGAAAGCAACTATATTGTCCCAGCTTTCTCCCATTCCGTCCTTCACAAAATTTATAACCTCGACTCCCAGTCCAAGCCAATCGTAATTAACAAAAGCTTCAACTATCGCGGCTATTATCTGCGGTATTGCCGCCAGAATATCCGGTATACATGATAAAATTCCCTCAATAAGCTGCAGCAGAAGTTTAAGACCACACTCAATGAGTACTGGGCCATTATTTAACAACCCCTCTACCATGGACTGGATAATTCCCGGCAGATTCTGCAGTAATACCGGCACGGCCTGTATGATTCCGTCTATCAGGTTGCTGAGCAGGTCAGTTCCCCATCTGATGAACTCCGGACCATTCTCCGCCCAGAAAGAATTGATATTTGAAATCAGATCTGTAATAGTCTGAACTATGTTTGGCAGGTTTTCAGCAATTCCGTTTACAAGAAACTCTATGAGTTCTTTACCGGCATCTATAAGATCCGGTGCTGCATTTATCATTGATGTAACTATTGTCTCGATAAGCTGTGAAGCAAACTCAACAATCTTTGGCAGTGCTGACACCAGTCCCTGTACAAGCTGTACCACAAGCTGTGTAGCATACGAAATCAGCTCCGGCAGATACTGCATCAGTCCCTGTCCCAGTGCCGATACCATCTGTATTCCCGCGTTTATCAGTCCCGGAAGAGTCTGCATTATAATCTCCGGTACCTTCTGTACTACGACCGGAAGCAGTTTCTCTATAAGTTGTCCCAGTCCTGTTAGTGCTATCTCTATACGAGGAAGCATGTTCTCAAAGGCTATGGATGCAGTATCAACGAAATTCTGTACAAGTGTATCAAAATCTGCATTATCGTCTGCCATTCCAACAACAAGGTTCTCCCACGCTGCTTTTGCACTGTTCAACGAACCCTCAATAGTGGTTGCAGCTTCTTTTGATGTGGTGCCGGCAATTCCTAAGCTCTCCTGCATTACAGAAATGGCATTTACGATATTTCCAAACGACAGACTGCTTTCATCTACAGTCACACCAAGTTTCTGCTGTACATCAGTCATCTGTGAAGCATCCTTGATGAGTCGCTTCATTTCTTCCTGTGTACCGCCATATCCAAGCTTTAAGTTGTCAAGCATGGTATAGTTCTGCTTTGCAAAGCCCTGGTATGCATTCTGGATATCGCGCATGTTGCTACCCAACTTGTTAGAGTTGTCTGACATATCAGTGATAGCTCTGTCTGCATAGCTTGCGGCTTTTTCGGTGTCTCCTCCGAGTGACTGTATAAGGCTTGCACTGAAGCTTGTTACAGTCTCCATATAACCATTAGCTGAAAGACCTGCAGTCTTGTATGCGTTGTTGGCATTGTTGAGCACAGTGGTCTGTGCTGTCATCAGGGAGTTATACCTGTTCTCAATCTCTCCCACTGTCTTGCCTGTGGACTGTGCATATTCTTCCATGCTCTGTCCGCCTGCTCCAAACAGTGTCTCAACTCCTCCGACCATCTGCTCAAAGGTTGCATATCCTTCTACTGACTTCTTTACCAGTGTAGCCGCCGCCGTGGTACCTGCTGCGACTGCAGTTCCGACTGCTGCCGCCCCTACCTTTGCAAAGGTTCCAACCTTGGCCGATGCACCGGATACCATGCTGTTCATGTCCGATAATCCGGACTTAAGCTGGCTGTTGTCCAGCAGTGTTTTAATTATTAATTTTGGGTCGCTCATTGCCAGCTCCTTTCTTAAGGCTCTGGCTCTAAGGCTCCGGCTCTATCTATCCTTCGAAGTATTTCTCAAACTCTTCATCTGCAGCTTTCTCTTCCTCTGTCTCCTCGTATGGAGGCATCCAGGCATCTTTGAGTGCACGGTACATCTGCGCCTCGTCTTTTATTTTCTCGCCTGTATATGCACGGTACCCCATGATAGCCAACAGCCTTGTGCTGTCAGGAAGTCCATTCATGAGTGCAATAAACTTGTGCCAGTGCATATCCGTAGAAATAAGGTCTATGTGATATGCCTGCATGAATGCAGCATAGATGTAATCTCCGTCTATGTCGTAAAACAATACATCTTCACCATTATCACGTTCGTAATGTGGCACTACATTCTGCGGAAAAGCAAATTCAAGGATTCCTGAATAATCATCAGTCTCTGAAAATGCCGGGATATCGTCTTCAAACAGATATTTAATATTCATGGCTCCCTTGTATCCCATTTTCTTCCACGCTTTAAAATCCTGTGTGAATCTGATCCATACCCTGTAATCTGTCTTTATTAAAAAAGCTCTGCCACCAACCACGATGGCATCCGGCAGAGCTTTACTTGTTATATTAATCATTTTCTTTGAGGGCTCCCTGAAGCTTGTCCATGCCCTCTGCGATGTTTAATATCTGCTGAATCATAGGGTTTCCGAGCACCTTAAGGTTTTCTTTCGTGACTGCTTCCCTGTCGGGCCTTGCGAATCCGTCAAGAACACCTCTATATGCGGCATCTATTTCGCCCAAGTCCATCTCCGCGATATTTGAGATGTCGTTAGACTCGAAGATTTCCTTTGCGTTGTCTTCCCCCACCATTTCAGTAATGAAATTAAGCTTATTTTCATACTGTGTTCTGGTGGTGATTTTCGAATCCCTGCAGAGCTTCTTGATTTTTTCAATCTTCTCCTCTACTGCAAGAGTCTTTTTCGGAAGCTCGTACTCCCTGTTATGAATCTGTAATGTGTATTCCATGTTTTTTCACCCTTTCTTTATTTATCTGCGGTAAACGTCGGTGTGCCGTCCGTCATGGTGGCCGTGCCGTTCGTGATTCCGCCACCGAAGATGATTTTAAAATCAAGCTTCTTGTCAACTGCTGCCAAATCCTGCATTGAGATAGTGCTGTCTGTCTCCCATGCTTTGTATCCTCCGTCTGTTCCAGGCTCCTGCATGAATACAATCATGCACTTTGTATGTGCAGCGTCTCCGGTTCTGCGCTCGTAATAATACGGCCACATCATCTCATAGTCTTCAGAGCCTTTGTACATAACCAGGTTCTGGTCAATAGATGGCTTATAATCCTCCACCTCTGTAGTCGGTGACTCGTCAGCAATATAGTCATATTCTGTTTCAACCGGGTTCATCGACAGTGTGAGAGCGTCAGACTTCTTGATTCTGACGTACTTTGTGCCGTTATAAAGAAATAATGCAATTTTATGTTTTTTTACCAGCTCCAAGGCTGTCTTTGCTGCTTCTGGCATCGCTTTACCTCTCTTTCAAATATGTTAATTTTATTGTTATCTGATAAATAGCACTCGTATCCTCCTGCGATGTGATAGATGCCGAGTCTGATATGCCTATTTCAAGTGCCGTCATGCCCTCAGGCAGTTCGGGATAGTCCTCTTCAAGCTCTTTCTCCTCAATCCACTCTGAAAACTCATCCAGTGACGCGTTGTTCTCTATCCTCACATCGTCTTCCTGTGTAGGTTTCCTTGCAAAGAGGTTATAGTACTCTGTTATCTGTCTGCTTCCGTCCTGGAACTCAATCTCGCTTCGTTCCGGTGTCTTGTACAGGCTGTATGCGCTTATATCACCCTCAGGTGACTTTATGAAGTCCGTGAGGATATCTGAAAAATCCATGCCCTCATACCTTTTCAGGTACTCTGTGAGGCATTGGCCTATCGTTTTAGTGGTCTCCCATCTGTTCGGCAATCTTCTGTGCTCCTTTCAGTATCTTCTCGCGTCCGCCGCCATTCAACATATGCTCAAACCAGTATGCTGTACGACCGGCCTGATGGTGCATCGGTATATAGTACTGCTTTCTTGCATACGGCATATTGTAGACAATTTCACCGCTTCCAATAGTTGTATTAAGAACTCCGTTGTCTCTGAGTGCACCTGTATCAAACGGTACGAACGGATCCATTCTTCTTAAGCACTCTGAATCAATATACTGCTGCACCGGTCCGTTTGTATCTATGCCGTATTTTTCCACGGTCTTTTTGTCTGACGGCCAGTCTTTCATTGATAAAGCAAATTGAATTATTCCACCCACTATTTACATACCATCTTGTAATGCTTAAGCAAATCACCCTCTGTATTGTCTGAGAGTGATATTATCGTGCCGGATTTCTGATAATCTGCCTGAAGCTGTGATATCCTGTACTCCTGTGATATTTCTTTGAAGCATTCTCCGGCAACTATGATATCTTTGTTTCCTCTTGGGTTAAATGTGAAATAGCCCTCTATTTCGTCCACAGAGAGCTTTGAGTATTCCACTGCATCAACATATGCCTTTGTTCCGAAATCGGCTGTATCCGGCACAATGACCGTCAGAATCGGTGTGTAAATAACTGCCCCGCTCTGGCTTACCGTCCTGTCAGAAGAGTAATGGTACTCTACTCCATATATGACTGTTCTCTTCCAGATATCTTTTCCGTCACTGCCCTTATGTGCGTTGTAAACTGTTATGGTCTTGTCATTCACTAAAATGCACCTGCCAATCTGATTCCTATGCCCTTGTAGATGATTTCATCTATGGACTGCTGCACCTGTTCGGGGTTTGTGATGGCATATGATTCCGAATATCCGTTATTATTCACGGATGTGACTGCTCTGCCTGCTGCTGCAGACTGATTTGTCCAAAGGAAGTTACACAGCTTAAATACTGTGTCTTGTGCCCGCTCCTTTGGAATCTGCATATACGGCTTTGCAATCCTGTTGTATTCTGCTTCTGCCTGTGCCTCGACAGCTTCAAACTGTCTCTGCGGTACCACTGTAGGAAAATGGAAGCTGTAATACTCCCAATTGATAATTGACATATTATAGCTCCCTTCTTTTTACGCTGCTTTCTTGTCGAGAATCTTGATGCCTGATAACTTACCGGCCATCTTGCTGTTTTTGAGGACAGCTCCGGCAATAAGCTCTACCTCACCCTTCTTTACTGCTCCAGGAGCTGAAAGATCAGGAAGATATGTCTTAAGCATCTTTGAACCATCCACTGAAATACCATGGAAAGCGTCAAGACCAAGCTTTGCGGCATAGATGCTTGTTGTTCCATATGCTGACTCTGTTGGAGTAGTTGTGTCTACAACATCCACTGTCTTTGCGCCGTCATAGTACTGTCCGGCATCTAAAAGAGCGATTCCGTTATATGTCTCTACATAGTTACCGAAATCATTCTTTGTTCTGTCGTAGTATCCGGCTCTTCGTGCTGCTGCCCTGATCTTTGTGAGCATCTTTGTGTTCATCATAAGGATATCAGGCTTTGCAGCAAGCAATGCGATAAAAGCATCAAGCTCATCAAGCAATGCGTTATAGTTGCTGTCCAGTGCCGATGTTGTTGAAACATCTACATTTGTCGAAACCTCTGTTGACTTTCCGGCAAGGATTTTCTTTAATCCGTCGAAGGTATTAACAATATATCCTGTTCCTGTCGCTGCAGATGTTCCGTTAATTACAAGGTTGTGGAAATAGTTCGCTCCTGCGAGTGTTTTCTGTTTGATCTGGAAATCAAGCTCGTTAATAGCTCCTGATGTCTGAGCGATTACACGGTCGATCTCAAATGAACCGCCGAGAATAACAGGGCTTGCTGTCTGTTTGGTTCTCTTTGCCTCATTCGGTGTGTATTCCTGGTTGATCTGACGGATACCGGCTGTTGATGGTGTCTCAAGTCTCTGGTATCCATATACCAGATTACTTCCGCCTGTTGGCGAAATGGTATCGTCAAATGTAAGCTTATCAAGTAATACCGAGTCTCTTCTAAACTCGTCAATTACCTGCTGGTCGATTTTATCTGTATAACCGACTTTTGCCTCTGCAAGTGTAAGTGCCATATTCTTTCTCCTTTACTTTTTGTAATATTCTTTGAGGGCACTTGAGATACTATCTGTGGTATTCGGGTGACTGTCATCTCCAATTCTTCCAATTGGACTTCCTCCTCCCCTAGCCTGTGGTTCAGGCTCTCCAAACAGCATCTTACTGTCCTCTGCCTCTGTGAGCTTCTTAATAGCTGCGGCAATGTCCTCTTTCTGGTTCTTTGACTGCATAAGCGTATCAACATCCAGTAATGCAGTAATTGCCTTTGCATTCTTACCATGTGCGCCTGTGATGGCATCTTTTATCAGATCATCAAAGTCTCTCTTAGCTTCCTTGTCTTTATAGTCATTCTCAATGCGTGCTTTTTCTGCTTTCAGGTCTTCAATAGTCTTGTTGAGCTTGGTCACATCCACGTCCTTGAACGCATCCAGCTTGGTCTGCAGGTCTTTCATGGCATCATCATTGGCCTTGATGGTCTTATTGGCCTTGTTCAGGCTTTCAACCTGCTTATTGTAGTCATTAACTGTCTTGTAATTCTCAAGAACAGACTTCTCAAAGTCTGCTTTCTTGTCCTCCGGCATCTCTATGCCAAAGTCTTTCATGATCTTAAAAATGTTCTCCATGGTATCCTCCTAAAATAATTTATTAACCGCATTTTCTGCGGTAGGGAATCGGAAAGAGCAGGATTGCACTGCTGCCGGCTGAAAAAAACGGATTGAAAAAAGTACCGACATGCCCTCAGGATGCACCTTTCCGCTAAAATATAAAAAGAGCCAAATAACTAAATCACTTGGATCTAATTATTTGGCTCTTGGCTCTATTGTGATAATTGATTCTTTTTTACATCTCTTGCAGTATCCCGGGAAATTCCTCAGCTTTGTATCATTTCGATACTTTATCATCTTCGGATATCCACATTTAGGACACCTGTACCAATATTCTTCTGTGGACATTTGCTCACCCCTTAGTCTGAGTATATCACATTGTCCCGAATATTCAAACAACTTTATATGCCCGGAGTATTTTATTTTACTCCTTTGGCAGCTTTGTTAATCAAAATTTATCATCATTCCACACTTATCACCCTTGAAATTATGTATTGTTTTTGGATCATGTTCAGTTCTAAATATTCCGGATATCTCTGTCTTACCGACTTAATAATATCTATTACAGAATTACATTTTCCAAATCAATATCAAGACCAAACTCTTTTAAGTCAGCATCTCTTGCTTTAAGCTCATTCTTAATGGTGTCTAATACCTCATAATAAGCCATTTTCCTGCCTTTGTAAAAATCATCTTCGGGATTTTCTTTTGCCTCTGATATTGCATCGTTTGCATTATCCAGCACTCTTGAAACTATGTATTTAAATTCATCACTCATCATAATCCCCCCTGTCTTTCAATTCTTTAATTCTATCATTTATAGATTGATTAAAATTTCTGATTTCTTTATTCCAGTGTTTAATCAGCCCTTTTTGTTCTCTCTCGTCTTTATTATCCCAGTCCGAAACATATGCTTGTGGATTTGATATTTTATCTTCATGTTCAGCTATACCGGTCTGATACTTTCTAATCGCTCTTTTAAGAGAATTTGAGCTTTGATTTACTATATCTTTCTCTGCAAAATACTGCAGGTTCAATTTCATTGTACCATCATTTGCAGTATTTTCAAGCTTATTTTTAATAGCTGTTGTATCTGTTTTTGTAGCATTATGTGCTTTTATTGTCTCCGTCCTGTTAAGGTCACTGCTGCCCTTTACCACTCTCAGCCTGTTATCTTTCGGGCTTATTCCCATCTTGTGGGAAAACTTGTGGTATTCCTTCACCTGTTTCTTTATCTGTGACTGCAGGTCTCCTGTCTCCCCACCTATGGACCTCATGGCTTCAACTTCTCTCTTGGTGGCTCTTATCCCTCTCTCCATAGCTCTCTGTTTCTGTGTGGCTGAGTAATAATCGTACATTTTGCCGTTATATTCTTTCGGTTCCGGTTCATCCGGCCACGTGTTCGGTTCGCTGATGCCCTCGAAAAACGGATAGAATATATGACGGCAGTTTATTCCGCACAATCCGTCTGCTTTTCCATAGTGGCACTCCGAGAATGGTGGATATTTCTTATTCTTTCCGGAGCGTGAGTATATCTTGCCCTGCCAGACAGCATGTGACGGACGTGCTCCCCAGTGTTTTGACACTTCCACAAGGTCCGTGTTCATAATATCACAGTTTCTGTTGCTTATCTTGGCCGAAAGCTGGTGAGCTGATGTTCTTACACACATTCTTACTGCAGTATCAAGCTGGTAAGTTCGTCCGCTGGCATAGTCTACACTTCTCAAACCGCTCTTTGCCATCTCCCGAACTGCCTGTTCTACTGCTGCATCATAGCTCATTCCACCTGATACCATATTCATCAGAGCTTTATCCAGTGTACGTATATATGCATTCTCAAGACTGGTAAAGTCATGAGGTCCTTTGAATCCCATTGTCCTTGTGAGGTTCTTTAGCGTGCCCTGTGTGGCTATGCTCATCTCCTCTATGAGCTTTACTATGCTTGAGTCCTTTGTGAGTGTCTGTCCGGCCTGATGCCACGCATACAGGTCGCGGTTAAAAGACATGTCTCCGGCTTCGGCTATTATCCGGTCTCCTGCCTCTTCCGCTTCCCTCTCCATCTGCCTGATAGCTATCATGACATTCCTTTTATACTGCTTTGTCTCATTTGCCACCATCTTTTTGTATTCCGGGTCTGCATTGAGTATTCTCATGACTTCAACACGGATTTTCTGTGTATCGTATCCGGCGCGTCTTAAAGCCATGACCTGAAGCTCTGCTGTCTCTGTGAATCGCCCTGTCTTCTTGATTCGCCTGGCAATATCTGCTATTATATCCTGCTCAGATGCCTGTATGAGTGCAGCACCTTTGTCTCCAAGCATCTCCAACTGGTTCTCTGTCAGCATTTAGTACCTCCTAGTCCTCCCCTTCCGGATCAGGTTCTTCCTGTGCACTGTCTAATATCTTCTCTGCCTCGTCTCTTTCAATATTCAGGCTCATCATAAGGTATCTGATCATAAACTCAGGTATCTCAGAAAACGACATTGCATCAGCTCTCATGTTGTTCATCCGCGTGGTCTTATCCTCGATATATGAATCATCAAAATCTATGCAGACTTCTTTGCCTATGTCGTAGGATGTTTCCAGAAACGTATTTGAAAACCACAATACAGCCCTTATTATGCCGGTGATATAGTCTACTGCCTCTTTGCGCTGCTTATTCAGCTCCTGCATGGCATCCTGACGCTCTCCGATATACTCCGTTGCTGTCTTAATCTGTCCGTTCTCGAAGGTGTACTTTTTGGAACCAAAACCAAATGTCATGGAAAAGAGGCTCAGGCACAGTTCAAATGACTTTGTAATCTCATCAACTCTTATCTGCGGATTATACTCCTGTATTATGCTCTTTGCCTCCGGGAGCTTTTCTCCCAGGAATACAAATAATTTCTTCAAAAGAGAGCTCTTTTCTCTTATCCTGCCTGTCTCAGGGTCTATTCCTACAATCGCCTCATTCGTGAGCACAAGTTTTTCGCCCTTTTCAAGGTCTGTGGTCAGTATCATGTTGCAGAGGTCTATTTCCTTTAGTGTCGGTATTGCTCCGTACACCTTTGGATAGCCAAATCCATCCATGTACCGGATATTATTGACCTCTGCCACCCTCATTACTGCAAACGGCTTTACATCTCCCAGTATGATCCAGTAAGACGACAGTTCTTTTCCTTTCTCATCGAACACAAATGTATCTGCACGGTAATTTCCGTCCTCTCCTTTGGTGAACATGACCATTGTTGTCCTCTTTTTATCTCCCTGATAGTCATTCGCTGAGAAACATGCCTCTATTACATCATCATTTTCCACCAACAAAGGTGTATAGTTCTCAGCGTAGCAGTATGTTATGCGGATTTTTCCGCCTGTTGCCTTGCCGTTATCAAGATATATGGCATCTTCCAAGCGTATGTACGCTGCCACTGTTCCTGTCGCACTCATATGCTCAAGCTGTTTACGGTACATCACGTTAAATCTGTTATCATCCAGCATCTTGTTGACTGCTGCCGTCTGCTCTTTCGTACCCATATTTATATTTATGATTTCACACAGGTTGGCATCATCCGCACATCCTCTCTTGGCAAAGCCAATACGCTCTATCTCGTACTGCTCGCCCTGTATGGTGGTCCTTTTATGGAAATCGTCTATTATCTCATTCCTATACCACATATTCGCCACATCGATATAGCCGTATGGCTTTGTATTTACCCTGTATCCCATTTTCTTTATCTTTGCTTCAACACAGCTTTCCATCTGTTTCCTCCTTATCTGTCTAAGTCTATATACTCTATAAAATCAAGCATCGTGTAACACAGTGCATCCCACCAGTCATTACAGTTGCCTATGTTCTTATCCTCCGGGATGTTGGGGTACTTCTCATCCCACTTGAGTGTGCCTATTGCCTTTCTTATGTTCACACACCTCTTATGCACTTTCATTCTTCCGGTATTGAGCAGTAAATCTACAGTCCTCGGTCTCTCTGATATCTCATTCTTACGGCATCCTGCTATATGGTCATACGGAAGTCCCTCTTTTTTTGCTGCGCTTCGCAGCGAATTTATCATTGTTGTGCTGGCAGAGTCCGGAAATGTCCAGTCTATACGCTCATACTTTGCTGCACATCTGCGATAAAACTCTATATACTTGTCACAGATGTTATTGGCATCTATATCCGGGGACAGCTTCAGATAGTCCTCTTCCACAGGATAAATAAAGTGATACCCTCTGAAATATAGTGAACACACCATTGTGGTCATGGATCCATTACCTCCGAAGTCCATGCCTATTACGACCTTACTCGGCCTTGGGAACAGCTCTCCGTCCTTGTTATATTTCAGTATTGAGTCATCACACAGATATGGGATATTATTCTCTGCGAATTTACGGAATATAATGCCCTCTGCTACAGCTCTCTCACCTTTTATATCCCGTTTGTACCACACAGTGCCTTTTTGGTATGTTTTAAGGACCGTCCTGATTTTCTCATCAGACATGCTCATGTTATCTACCAGGGTGAAATGACCATAGTTATATCCGTAATTTTCATCATTCGCCTGCTGCTCCTCGTGGAATTTCAGTATTTCGGTATAATACCAGTGTTCCTCTTCTTTTGGGTTCAGATCATGGAATATCTTACGGTCCGTGCTGGAGAGTGTTCGGTCAAATACCTCTTTCAGAAATTTCCTATGACACTCATTTGCCTCTGTGACATATGCCATTCCATATGTATTACCCTTTATAAGCTTCTCATCTCCGTCTTTTCCTCCTCCGGACACGAGCACTATCTTCTCTCCGGTCTTTGTCTGGACATATACACAGTCCCTGTCATTGTATTTGCCCTCTCTACATCTGCCTTCGAAGTAATTGAGCAGTCCATAGCCATCACAGTCCAGTATATTCAGCTTGGCCGTGGCATTTGATACTCCTGCCACTAAATGAATTTTATTCTTGTGGGTTTCCAGCAGACTGCAGAATATCAGGGTCTGTAATATGTTTTTTCCGCCTCTTTTTCCACCTTCTGCTACGTTAAACCAGCTATTTATGCACCTCTGCATATATTCATATTGTCTTTCACTCAGTGGTGCCGGTCTGTTCACTCTCCTCATCCCCCTCCAAGTCCTCTATCTTCCTGTTCGGTACCGGATTTTTCAATACATCCGTTATTATCTGCATATTGGCCAGTATCTGCTCGGCAGAATCATCCTTTACATTTGCCCGCTTCTTGTCAAACTCAGCTTTATATTTATCATCCGGATGCATGAGAAAGTACTTCGTCAGCCAGTCTATTGCTTTCTGCTTATCATACAGGCTCAGGCTGATATCTCCTTTTACTGTTTTCGCTTCTCTCACGAGCTGGGTATCTGTCTGATTTGAATCTTTCCAGACGATTTTATCCCCCTTTATTTCGTAATAATCTCCTGCATCCGCGAACGCTATCCTCATCTGCAGCTCCACAAAATCTGACTCTTTTGCCAGCAACTGCTGCCTCTTTAACTCTGTCAGATACTCTATTTCACTTTTTACCTCCACATTTTTCAACAGTTCATATCCATGTGCTCTTGCTGTATTCATGGAACATCCATATGCCTTCTGATAGCTCTGTGTGGCATTGAATGTCTGGCTGTATAAAAGACAAAATAATTTTTTTCTTTCATCTAATGCCGGATTTTCGGCATCATTGAACACCTGTTCTTTTTCTGTTTCATCAGAGACTGCTGCACCTTTGATTTTTTGTATGCACACTTTTTTATTTTTGTGTGCACACTCTTTTTTTGCATCTCTACTATTACGCTTTTCCCTTACCCAGTTATATCTCTGCTTCCAGCTCTTCACGGTGTTGACGCTTGTCTCGTACTTTTCTGCTATCTCTTTGTACTTCATTCCGGCTATGTAATCCAGCTCTGCCTGCTCATATTTTTCCACGTCTTCACCTCGCTTTCTGTATGTCTATATCACTTTGGTTTTCCACTGCTTCCAAAATACCATGATGCAAAATTATCACGATTTTTCTTGTACCACCTGTCGTATGTTGATGTCCTTGACGATGTATATTCATCATCTGATTTCCTGACAATTTTCTCCGCCTTTACTGGTGCCACCTCTTTGCGACGCTCGTTAAGTGCATTTCTTGCTTCCCTGGTTGCCTTGGCTTCGTTGTATAGCTTCGGATTCTTTCTCAGCTCATCTGCGTTTTTCAGTGAACGTATTTTATAATTAAGGGCAGTGCTCTTATCCATGAGATAGTTGCCTGCCTTTTCAAGTTCTTCTCTCGTGGTGAATTGCTTGGCAAATTGTTCACCGGTTAGCTTTCCGGAGTCAATGTCATGCAACTTGCTTTCCATCTTTGAGTTTTTGATATATCCATCTTCTCCCCCGGTCTTTCGTTTGGCGCCATTGTACATAAAGCGGGCTTGTTTTTCGCCAGGTGCTGTATTTGACCATCCTCCACCAATGCCACTGCTGCCGCCTCTGCCGCCAAAATATTGTAGGTTTATATCCATATGCTCTCCTTCCTAGAGATTTATGTACTTATACCCGTTTTTCTTGGCATATTTGACCGCTTCATCTCTTGTCTTAAAGCTCAATCTCACATCGTCTTGTGTTTTTATAGGTTTTTTATGATAATTTCCATCTTCATCCCAGTTCATCAGTACATTTCTTTTACCTGTCATGTAAAAACTCTCTCTGGTCGCCCTGCCGTGTTCGTCCGGTTCTTTCATCCTCGTTATCGCAACTGTCCCGCCTAAACCGCCACTGCTGCCACGTCCTCCAAAATACTGCAAATTCATTACCATTGTGCTACCTCCGCTTTATGGAACTTCTCACTGAAGCTCTCTATGTGTACTATATTGCCTTTACATTCCTCAGGTACCCGGCCATAGAATATGATCTGCGCCGGATCCAGTCTTTTTATCATTTCCTCGTATCCCTCTAAGAATATTTTCTTTCTCTCTTTGCTGTTTTGTGTTCCCAGTGAGCTTATCGCTACAACGCTCTGTGTAGGCTCTCCATCAAAGCACCACTCAAATGACTCACTGCTGCTCCAGCATATTGTCGGAATTACCTTTATTCCGCTCTCCTGCCAGTAACGTGCAATCCAATGCTTACGATAATGGTTATATATCTGCATTGCCATTGGGAAATCTGTGTACAGGCTGAAATCAGGTGACAGCACGTATCTGAACCGTCTGAGCATTTCTATGTATCTGTCCGGATATGTCCACACCCGGTTAAATTGATAATCGTCCAGGAAGAAGTGTACTGCTTTATTCTGCGGATTCTTCTCACTCTTGGCATAATTAAATCCAATGAAATCAGCCTGTTCGAATTGTGTTTGTCTTATTGCCGGAATATCATATTTTCCCTCTCCCGGAAATCGCATTATCTGTATATTCTCGTAGTTTCTCGTTTCTCTATACATATTTTCCCTCCGTATAGAAAAAGAGCCATACACCAGCCGATTTCTCGGTTAGTATATGGCTCTTGGCTCTATCTATCGTCATTATATCATTTTGTCCTGCTTTTTGCTACTTCTTATGTACGCTGTGTATACATGTCTTGTAGTATTTACATGCCGGTGTGCAGGCCTTATCGGGTTCATATGCACATCTTATAGGTTCTATGGGTTTTACTCCGCTGTAAGTCCTGCTGTTCAACTGCTGCCTCCTAAGTTAATCTTCGAACCGGGCATTTATCGCAATGCTCTTCTCCCATTCTGTTATATGCCTCGTCATCCGTTGCCAGCGGATACTGCGATGGCCATTTGCAATATTCATCGCATATCCTGTCGTGGATATCTTCAAGAATCTGCGGAAGAGACATGTCTTCTGGTTTCTCGTAGTGTTTCATCCCTGTTATCTCCTTTCTCGTAGCCCATACACTTTACCGGTCTGCTTGGTCTACCGCATTTTTCGTAATATTTACAGTTTAAGCATTCATTTCTGTTCATTGTGTTTCGTCCTCTTTGGATTTGTACTGCTGCATCGATATATATCTAATTTTATCCATTTTGGGGGATTCAGTTTTTCTGAATACCAATCAATCATATTGGGGTATTTTCTTCTGCTCCAGTTCTTGTACCATTTGTAAAGCGCGTACCATGCCATGCTACTTATCCTTTTCTTCCTGAAGCTTATCGTATTCCCTAATCAATAGCAGCCCTATCACAAACTCTGTTGTTCCGATCAGAGTAAACGCCAAGAGTATCCCATATACTATTAAATCTATTTCTGACATATTATTCCTCACTTTCTAATAATTCAGGATTGTCAAATATGTTGCCGATAACCCCTATTCTGTTTTTCCAACAGAATGTTGGAGAATAATTTGCAATATCCGTCCAGTGAATTAAAAATGAAGTGTTTTCTACATCATATTCAATTATTCCTATTGATGGTTCTTTTATGTCGTGTATGTCTAATCTTTTAATAATATCATTCTCAAAAATCAGTTCGCCATTCTTGTCTTTTAAGCTTGTACATTGACAGATGGTAGATACATCTACCTCAATCATATTAGGTACATCATTAATCATGCCCCAAAGAATATAACCATTTTTCCATATCTGATAGTAATAGCCCTGCACCCATTCTCCATTGTCAGCTCTCTTCGCTTTGAATAAATATCTATCGTTCATCTAATTTTCTCCTTTCGGTTTTTCACACAGCTCAAACTCGATAACCCACACCCACGGATTCGCATCCCAGCTGTAGCGGTCAAGGTCGGTTTTCTTGATGGTGGAGTTCCAAAGTTTTTCCCATTCCATCATCACTCCATCACATTGACTGCACTGTTCTTCTGTCCCATAACAGCACTGCGAACCGCTTTCTTCGTATGTATTAAGACAATCCCAACAATCAGGATAAGCTCCCTCTTTTATCACATCAACCGGCTTCATCTCCTGCAATCGCTCCACTCTCACATCTGTAACCTTCAGCCAGATACGCGCAATGTCTTTTTTCATATGAATCGATGGATGCCATGTGTCGGCTGATGGATATTCATTATCCTCACATGACGCACGGTACATGTAGCATCCATGTTCCTTTTTCTCGTCATGTAATCTCCGTTCTGCTTCGTGTTCGCACCCTCCCTGCTCACAATCCATTCCGCAATCCCAGCACGGCTGCCATGCAAACGTCTCTCTGACATACAGGATGTCTCCCGGCTGATATGGTGGTGTGATTTTTTCTTGATTTCCGTCTGTGTCATATATATACAGCGGTTCTTCGCTTACTTCAAATGCTGAAAAAAATCCTTTTGGCTGTTGTTTTATAATTCTTCTTGTACAGCTCTTTCTTCCGCCCAGAATTGCCCGAACCATCTCGGTATTGAATAAAATCGGTTTAGTTGCCATCCATTCCACCTGCCTTTACTATCTCAATCGCTTCATCAGTAAGTATCTCTTCTGGTTTTCCATGCAATCTCAAACCAGAGTTAAACTCTTTGCTTCTTTCTTTTAATTGTTTCACAACCTTATCTACATCATAAGCGGTCGGCTGTGCGTCAATCACGCTCTGAAACCCAATGATATGTGCCACATCAACCAAACTAGCACTTTCTTTTCTTACTTTTTCAAGATGCTCTATTATTTTATCTGAATCAATCTCATCGTTCGCCCTCCTGTTCCATGCTTTGATTTCTGCTCTCTCTGCGGCATTATAAGAACCCGCCCATGTTCCCCCACTTCTTCCGTGACAATTGTTGCAGATAATCTGCGCTCAAAATCCTTTATCTTCTCCTGGAAACCGTTCATAATTTATTTCAGCTTTTCCACCACAAAACGGGCATGGCTTTAATTCTTCATTCATCGTCTTTCCTCCTAACATGAGGCAAAGGGAGCTGGGTAAGGGCTCCCTTGTGTATAAATGGCTTACAAATCAGTTTTCGTGATATAAATTAATTCGCATGCCCGGTTTCTTTCGCGTTACCGCAGGTGTTTCAACCCAATCTGTAGGCTTCTGACTCCTGCCAGAAAAAATCTACTCCGGAGAGAAGTCTTAAAACTTCAAGCTCCGGTTTATAGTCCGGATCTGTGAAGCATATTCCTATGGCCATATCGTCATTGTATGTTAGCAGCCAGTCATCGTGTACCACAGGTGAGCACGGTGGTATCTCGTCCTCTGTGCACTTGCATGGAGCTATCATAGCAAGACGCTTATCATTTATCAGGCGAGCGCCTTTTGGTGTCTTTGTGACCGAATATACGTTATCGTTCTGTATAATCTTGATAAGTGATATATAAGCCGGATCTGACACTTCCGCCATGTCCCAGAGCATTGGTTCAAGCTCCATCTCATGCTGTGGACTGCTGCCCTTTTGATATTTGATAAACTCACCCGGCTTCGGTGCCGGTCCTAATGCCTTTATTGCGGTTCCAAGGAACTCCTTGTTAATGTATGAAGCATTCGCCTCTATTATCCAGCCAGTGCCATGGAGAATATACATCATCCTTTTTGTGAGGCCAAACTTGACGCCCCACGATTTATAATCTGCTTTTAAAACCTTTTCAAACTTACTGCAATCTATGAACATTCTGACTCTCCTATTCCTGCGATGTAAAACATGTCCTGATGCAGGATGCATGTATTAAATCCGTGTCTTTTAACTACTGTGAAGTATTTCATTACCTCAACTATTTCAAGTGTCTCTTGGCCTGTCGGCTCATCGTCCTCGCGTCCGCGCTGATCTGCTCGTATTTTGCGATAATCTACACAGACGGTTCTCTTGCCCTGTAGATAATCTATAACCTGCTGCCTTATCTGTTTAAGCGACAAGCCTCCTATTGGCTCTCTGCTCATCCGGTTAAGGTCTTGTGAAAATATATTTACTTTACTCACCCTTTAGGAACCTCCATTTGTCATATTTTCTGTCCCGGTCTGCGAAATCGGGGTAAAACTCATCCAGATAGCTCTTAAACATCTCAAGCATCTCTTTGCGGTCTCCACTGCTGCCGTTATCCATCATATGATGATGGTACCGGCATCCGACAGCTCCATTCTGCCTGATGCCGAGTCCCATGGATGAGCGTGGTATGTAGTGCATGATATCTGTTATGTCCATCTCAAGGACTGCTGCCGGTGGCATCTTATAACCCATCTGGCAGAATATGCACTGATAATTGTCTCTTTCCTTGATTGCCACACGTTCTTTTGTGGAAAATTCAAGGTATTTTGTGTACTTTGCCATTTATCCCACCCTTTCTGCCTTCTGTTCTATTGGGAAGTGCCTTATAAGCTCCTTTGTGGCATTGTGATAGCACTGGGTTCTATCCTCTTCGGTTACTTTTATTACTTCCTTGTCTCTTTTTCGGATTCTGATGGTGTGTTCTCTTCCGGTCTCTTTCAGTGACATTGTGAGGCCATAAAACTTTTGGCGCGGTAAGTATGTTTCATAAAACAAATCCATAATTGTCTTCATAGTGCCTCCTACAGCGCTTTACGCTGTTCTTCCAGTTCTTTTATCTCATCAAACAGTGGATGTGTGCCCTTGATCAACTTAAATTCATCATCATCCGGCACAAATCCCATATGTTTTGTCTCCATAACCAGCTTGTAGACCAGCATGGCATACTCTGTATTAAGCTCATTGTTCCATGAGTTGTATATATTTTTGTACGTCATATTATTGTGTAGTGCGCACAGTATATAAACAGTTACAGGAAGGTTTTGTGCCATGCGCTCAACATTTTTCTTTTCCTCGCCAACATAGTCCTGATAATGCTCATCTATGCGATTACACAGGTTTCTGAATGAGAAACTACTGAATCCCATCTGCATTCCTATCACTATAAGTGAATTTATGACCTGTAAATCGTCTTTCAGTTGGATTTTGCCATGCACTGTCATATCAACAAACTCCCCGAAGTGCTCCCAGAAGTTATGTTCTATATTGTTGAGTCTTGATGTGTTATCTCTAATCCTTGATGCAAGCTCAGAGCTTTTCTTATTGCTCGAATCGTCCTCCTCCGGCTCTTCTATTTTTCTCTTGATTGCTATATAACTTCCCGGACAGTGGTAAAATACAAGGTCTGATGTGTCCTCTGGAAGCTCCGGGAGCACTGCGTCTTCTAAGTTCCACAGACTTATGCTGTCCACATTCTCATATCCCGGTGTATATCCTCTCATATCGATCTCAGACTGCTGCACTCCCTTTTCTTTGAGCAGGGCTACCAATTCCTCTCCTTTCTTCTCTCTCTGCTTGTCTCGAATATTCTGTTCGATACGGTACTTGAGATTTTCGCTACTCGATGCCTGTGAAAGAATCTTGTTTCTCTCATCCACATCCTCCACTCTCTCCAGCTCATACATATCCTTGAGCGTAAGCTGAAATGCTTCGTCATCCTCTTTCTCCTTAAGTACTCCCTGATCAAGCTTTGCGATATTAAGACGGTGGTATATGGTGCTCTTTGAGAATCCTGTCTTGTCAGAAAGTGTTTCAACAGTCTCGCCCAGGTCAAGCATGAGCTGGAAGCTCTCGGCCTGTTCATATATCGTGAGGTCATTTCTCTGCATGTTTTCCTCAAGCATCATGGATATCTGCTCATTCTTGGTGAGTCCGTATACTATACGGCACGGTGCTTCACTGATACCGGCAAGCTTTGCCGCTGCTGTTCTGCGGTGTCCTATCAGTGTGGTGTAGCCTTCGTCGCTCCACTTTGTCTCGATCAGCTCCTTGAGCTCATCGGTCGGGTCTTCGGTGTACGCTTCAACGACTGCTGCCATCTCATCCATTGTGAGCCAGTGTCCCGGCATTACTGTAAGGTTCTGCAGTATGCCTCTCTTTTTAATGGAGTCAGCCAGTTCAGTTACATCTCCCACGTCCTTTCGCGGATTGTCCGGGTGCGGGTATATTGCCGACACCGGTAACATAGTCAATTCTTCATTTTCCATTTTCTTCCGGTCCTTTCTTCTCGCACTGGTCTTTAAGCCAGTTGCTGTACTCGTGGTATTGTCTTTTTATGCAATAATCGTTGCCTTTAAGCATTTCTAGAATCTCCTGCCATTTCTCTGCGTACTTTACAGGCTCTCCCTTTACGGTCACCCAATCGGCAAGCTCCCACCTTGGAATCCACTCGTATATTGCAGATTCCAGATACAGTGAATCAGCATATATCTCTATCAGCAGTTCCTTGGTGTTCAGTCTTGACAGGGCTCTTTTGAGAATCTCAAGCTCTGATTCATGATTAGTCATGCTTCTGAGATACTCTATTTTGCTTAGCGTGGCTTCGACATTGTTCTTGGTTGTATACGATAAAACATAGCCTGCTGCACCACAGTTCCTTTTTATCGTCTTGATTGATGTGTAAATGTATATTTTTACAGTCCTCATTGAATTGCTCCTCTATAAGCCGCCTATGTGGGCTACAGCGTTTTTTGAAAAGAGCATTTTTTAGATTTTTGTATGTATATTTATTCATCTATAGGAAAACGGCATCCGCTAAGCCGACTGTGCGGTCTCCCGGACTCCTGGCACCCTCTTTCAGCCGTTTTTCCATGTAATAAATATACGAATAGCCTGTTATTTTATTTACCCCGCATTTTACGGAATCGGGCACCACATAGAAGCCCTTTCTCGGCTTGATGCCGTCACGGAAGAAACGTGCCACCGTCCAGTGGCTGTATTTCTTCTTTTCCGGCTGTGGTCTGATGAGGTTCCTGCTTGTATCCACCCGAGTGAACGCTTTCTGTTCCTCTTCGCCGAACAGGTTGTACTGACCCTCGATGCCTTTCTTCTCCGGCTCTGCTGCAAGATACTTGGCTACGTCCTCTGCTCCATCTATATCAAACGGAGCTATATTCACATAGTTGCGTCCTTTTATCCACAAATCCGCTATTGTTTTCTGCCACATCTCCTTGATCACAAGGTCTATGTTGTCTATATGGTTTACCAGGAGATGTATATGCGGTCCTCCACGCTTTCCTATCTCCATTCTCTTTACCCACTTGAATGGGACGCCATGCTTCTTGTAGTATGCGGTCATTAGACGTCTGAACTTTTTCCAGTCAGCTCTCATGCGATCTGCATCCGGTCTCGTACCTCTCGGGTACTTGAGTGTGGTCCATGCATCGCCTGTATGAAAGTTGGCCAGTATGACGTATCTAAGGTTCTTCTCTTTATTCCATTGATTCTGTCTGGACATCTGCTCAGGGGTAGCTTTCTGTCTCTTTGCTCTCTTCTCTCCCTTAGCTCCATTACGTCCTACGAACTTTATCTCATAGGCTGTATACTCTCCAAGGTAGAATGTGTACTGTGTATATGCCATAGCCTGTCCTAAAATTAATACTTTAGATTGTTTTTTACAGGCCTCTCTTCGAGGCCTTGAGCTTTGCTATTTCCGCCTGCAAAACGGCATCAAATGACTCTTCTCTCCTGCGCTTTCTCTTTGTCGCTGTCTCTGTTATGTATATGTCTGCGCTCTGTCTTTCTAACTGGGAGCGTACTTTTTGTATCCTCTGCAGCAATCTTGCCCGCCCTCCTTATTTCCATTGTCCTTTGGATGCTCTCGCGCTGTCCTTTTTCGATCCATTCAAACCATATTCCCAAAAGCGTCATACACACTGATATGAGCATCCCTCCAATAACAAGCATCTGTCCCTGTGACGCCGGGCTGTCTATGCCCATGCTACACAGGAGAAAGAAGCTGATGCCTGTTGTTATTAATATTTCACCTTTTTTCATGTCCTGTCCTTTCTGTTCGTTTCCGGGCTTGACGGAGCACCGATTTGTATGTACAAAATAGGCTTACGTATACATAGATGGAAGTTATAGTTTAATTTATAGGAGTTAAATAGCATGTTTCGGTGCTCCATCAAACCCAGAAGTATATTATTTAATTTGTCATTTTTAAGCTTGTCCACTGAGACTGCAGATGCAGTCTATGCCTCCTCCGCAAGTCTCAATGGCACATTTTCTACTTGTTCTATTAGTTTTTGTTCTAATTTTTTCTTCTGTTCCTGCGTCAGGTCATCAAAACGATATATCTGATCATCTTCCAGAGTGTGAACGAATATCCTATATTTGAGTGCTATGGTTATCACCTCCGGTAAATACTATGCTTATACTGCATGTTCGCTTGCCTTTTTCTGCTTTCATCCCCGGGCTTGCCGGTTGTATTTTCTATTGAGCCAGCATGTTCTTTACTTCTGCCTTGAGCTCGACAAGACTCGCAAGGTACGCTGCTTCTGTGAGGGTTTTCTCTCTCCTAAGTGTCTGATATTGTTCCTCGTTCCAATCTTCCCTTGTGTTCATGCAGAATCTGTTATATTCTTCCTTCTTCCTGTAGTCTGCCTCTCCCGCTCTATCTATCTTGGTGAGGATCTTCTCAAGGCTGAGTGCTTCTTCCTTTGTCACGTTCTTTCCTCCCTCTGTATTCTGTGTATTAAATCTTGCCTTTTTGCTCTCGGAAATAACTAAATCATATTGGCTCTTGCCTCAACCGGATGTGCAAGAGCTTGTATCACACCTGCCTCCTCTAAAGGGTCATATTTGCCTGTTGCAAGCTTATCTGAAACACATTTAATTACCTTATTGACGGATTCTTTTATGTCATCTCTCTGCTTTGCTTCGTCTTTCACGATTTCACTCTCCTTCCCACTGCATCCTGTCCAGCAACGTTTCTGCCTGCAGCAATGCAGTTTTTAGCTCTTTTGCCTCTATGCCAAGCTCCTGTATCTTCTCTTCCAAGGGTACCGGCTCATGGTCTTTCTTGGGGTACTGCTGATATATGCTCTCTGCAGCATGGAGTCCGTACCGGTAAAAGCATTTCACCGCCAACTCCGGTGTGATGATTCCTTTTCCTTTTACAGTGCATTTACTCTTGTCTCTGTAAGTAAAAAATATTTTCCACATGCTCCTTTCCTCTCTATTTAGTCTTTCAACTTAAAGTTGACTTAGTGGGCAAAAAAATATTATCGACAGGGATATTGTACATTCTGCTCATCATTTCAAGCTGGGCGGGTTTCGGAATAATTCTATTGTTTTCCCAGTTGACAATTGTCTGCTTATTAAGATGCATTTTCTCAGCAACATCAGCTTGTGTCATGTTTGCGTTTACTCTAGCGGCCGCTAGACTAATCTGTAGCTTATCCAATTGAATACGCTCCTTTCTTGATTGACTATCTTTGTTACATCCTCATAATATATCAACTTTTAGTTGAAGTCAATACTAAAAGTTGATTTTTTTATTTTTTAGCTTGTTTTTTTTCAACTTGCGTTTTATAATACAACTAAAGAAAGGGGGATGATTATTATTTCAGAACAAGAATTTAACGAAATTTTTTCAAAGCAGTTAAAACGTCAACTTCGAATACACGAAATGACACAATCAGATTTGGCTAAACGTCTCGGAGTCAGTACACAGTCTGTTACTAATTGGTGTAAGGGTGCGAAAACTCCTCGGATGGATAAAGTAGATTCCATGTGCAAGATATTTAATTGTCGCAGATCTGACCTGATGGAAGAAAAGTCTTCGATTCCGCTCAATAATAATGATAAAACAATTCTTGATAAGTACCACCTGCTTAATGAGGAGGGTAAGAAACGGCTTCTGGAGCGTGCCGATGAACTTATTGAACTGGGCTATGTTGCAAAAGGGGACGAACTAAAAGAGGCTTAAAATATACTGTTAAGGAAAATATTATTAAACTTAAGTAAGCCTAATCATTTTTGGCAAATAAACTACAATACATATATTATATATTTCGACACTTTAGCTGTTCTCGAAGTATATTCAAAATAAACATATAATACAAGGAGGATTTTTATATGGGATTCAATGAAGATTTAAAAAGTTTTGCAGAAAGGATTATTCCGTTAAAAGACACCATCTCTACGGAGGAGGCAACTAAAATGTCTATGATAATTCCATTTTTCCAACTGCTTGGATATGATGTATTTAACCCTTCCGAATTTTGCCCTGAGTACACAGCAGATGTAGGTATTAAGAAAGGTGAAAAAGTAGACTATGCCATTCTAATTAATAATCAACCAGAAATTCTTATAGAATGTAAATGGTGTGGAGAATCTCTTACCAAACATGGTTCACAACTTTTTAGATATTTTAGTACTTCTCCTGCTAAATTTGCTATTTTAACAAATGGATTAACTTATCAATTTTTTACAGATCTTGATGAAGCAAATAAAATGGATTTAACACCTTTTCTTGAAATCAATATAGATAATCTCAAAGATGCTCAAATTAATGAGTTGAAAAAGTTTTCTAAAGAAGTATTTGATAAAGATAATATTTTCAGTACTGCTTCTGAATTAAAATATTCAACTTTGATTAAGGGATTGCTTTCTCAAGATTTGGATGCTCCAAGTGATGACTTTATTCGATATGTCTTATCTGGTGTATATGATGGTCCCAAAACTCAAAAAGTTATTGATAAATTTAAGCCTATAGTAAAGAAATCTTTTAATGGTTTTATAAATGATCTTGTAAATCAAAAAATATCCTCTGCTCTAACACCAGAGGATATAGAATCATCAAGTGATATTCCTTTAGAAACTGATACAGCCAAAAGTAAAATTATAACAACCGAAGAAGAAATCGAAGCTTTTTACATAATCCGTGGTATTCTTGCTGGAACAATATCTGTTGATGAAGTTGTCTATCGAGATACTGAAAGTTATTTTGGAATTCTCTTCCATGATAACAATCGGAAACCAATATGCAGACTCAACTTAGATGTAAAAAATAAACAGCTGCTTATTCCTGACGAAAGCAAAAAATTTAACCGTATTTATATAGATACACTTGATGATATATATAAATACAAAAATGAACTAATTGATGTTGCAAAAAGATATTTATAAAATACTTTACAAGACTTTTTGCGTTTATGAAGATTTTACAATGAATAAACAAGCGCCCTGCAGGTACCAACTACAGAGCGCTCATATATCCATACTCCGAAAAGTAAGGACTAGACACATATATTATACCTTTCGGAGTGGCATTTGTCGAGAGACAGGTGTTATTTTTGTACCCTTTTTGCATATATTTTTAGAAAGGATAGGTGTAATATGGAAAAGCTACGCACTGGTGCTCTGTATATCAGAGTCTCAACAGACAAACAGGAAGAGCTATCTCCTGATGCGCAGCGCAGACTTCTTTTGGAATATGCTGCCAAAAATAATATCATACTGTCAAACGAATACATATTTGAGGAAGATGGCATAAGCGGACGTAAAGCAGATAAACGGCCAAACTTTCAACGTATGATAGGACTTGCCAAATCAAAAGAACATCCCTTTGATGTTATACTTGTGTGGAAGTTCTCTCGTTTTGCACGAAATCAGGAGGAATCAATTGTATATAAATCATTGCTTCGTAAAAATAATGTAGAGGTTATTAGTGTATCTGAGCCTCTTGTTGACGGTCCTTTTGGTACACTTATTGAAAGGATCATAGAATGGATGGATGAATATTACTCTATCCGTCTTTCCGGTGAAGTCACCAGAGGTATGACTGAAAATGCTATGCGCGGTAATTTTCAGGCAAGTCCGCCCCTCGGATATTCTATTACAGCACACAAAGCAACTCCTATTATTGTGGAATCAGAGGCTGAAATAGTCCGTATGATTTTCAATCTATACACTGAGCAGGGTTATTCTATCATTGAGATCACACGTCAGCTCAATGCTCTTGGATATAAAACGCGAGCCGGTAAGTCTTTTGAAAACCGTGGAATCAAATACATATTGACCAATGAAGTATATACCGGTAAATCTGTTTGGAATAAAAGGGATTCTGCATCACGTCCAAAAGACAAGACCGAATGGATTATTGCTGACGGAGCACATGAACCAATTATATCTCCTGAACAGTTTCAAAGGGCAAAAGTCCGGCTTGAGTCAAATTATCGCCCACGATATGCCAAGCCATCCGGTGTATGTTCTCACTGGCTCTCCGGTATAGTAAAATGCTCTGCCTGTGGCCGGTCGCTGTCTATTTCTCTTGCAGGTGCCAATAAACAAGGCAAACGGTACATTTACCTGCAGTGCTATGGATATTTGAAAGGAAAATGTAATGTTTCACATGCTATATCAGAAAAGAAAATAGTTCCTATGGTTCTAGCAGCATTAAAAGATGCTATTAGCTCTGAAAATCTATCGTTCAAGGTTATTAATACAGATTCTCAAAGCAACTATCCTACAGCTATTGATATTTATCAGAATCAATTGGATGAACTCGCAAAGAAAGAAAAACGTATTAAAATGGCTTATATGGATGGAATCGATACTATCGAAGAGTATCGTAAGAATAAAGAACTGCTTCTGGAAGAGAGAAATAGTATAGAGAGTCGCATAAATGCACTCCCGAAACCTGCTGCAAAATCGGACACCACTGCTGCACTCCGCAGCAAAATCAAAACAGTATACGATAGTCTGCTCAATGAAGAGCTCTCTATGCAGACACGCAATGATTTATTGAAATCCGTAGTGGAAAAAATCGTGTTTAATAAAAAAGATGCCACTATTGATGTTTACTTTTATACCTCCAACCCCTTGTAAATACTGGGGTTGGAGAGAGTTTATACGCAAACGCAATCTGGTCATCCAGCTCGGACAGGAAACCTTCTGTCCGTCACAGTACTGCGTCAGAATCGGCTGCTTCACATTAGGTCTCGACAGATAGTTTTCAAACATTTCATTTACTATCAGCGAGATATTATCATATATATTTCTGCCATAGATGAATTTGTGGTCATATGCCGTGGACGAAGTGATATTAAAATTATAGCCCTTTCCCCGATAAAACTCCGTGTATATCCTGTTTAACGTGAATGACATAATCGCAAGCACATTTGCCCTTATAGTGGCATCAGGCCAGGTCGCATATATCTCACTGGAAGCTACATTTTTGATGTAATCCTTATATCTGACATAATAATTTGCCGCTGTGGAATCCGATGGTGCCCCATCATGCACAATAACATATTCCGGAATCACAACACGATTAAGTACAATCTCGCCGGTCTCAGCAACCGGCATAATCTCCGGCTCAGGTATCTTGGCAGGATAATCACCGTAGAGTGTATGTGCCGGAATAACAATATTGTCCACATCATTTCCCGGTGCATCAAGTACTTCCAGCTCAATATCCTGTATGGAAAGTCTGTCTGGCATCACCTCAACGCCCGAAACAGTGATATTTCTGTATCCGTTAGCTGAAACAGTTACCGTCACCTCCGAATATGGCTGTGACTCACTGGGCGACATAGAATACTCAAGTGGCGGAGTGGCAATCTCAACTGCCTCTATGCTTCCCGATTCGTTGGTATCAGTCTCCTCTATCTTTCCCTGCGGATCCCCGGAATAGCTGACTGACACCCTTGCATCCGCAACCGGCGTCCCCATGTTTTTCTGTCGTACTCTCACCTGAAGCCGCCCCTCATCAATTGACTCCTGTTGTAAAATGTGCAGATTTTTCATGAATATTATTACCTTAATATCTTTTTACAATAATATGCACAAAGTGCAGCGCATATGATATAATGAGCGTAGGCAACGAGCAGTGCCAAATTGAAAATATATAAAAATGCCAGCTTGCTGAGCACTTTTTATATATTTTTAATTTGATAGGGCGACTGCCCGTACAGTCAGGAAAATCTCAGATTTTTCTGACTTGCACTGCATACAATACACTTACTAAGGTGGTTGGGGGACGTGCTCTCATCTGATCCGAGTCTTACGGAAAGGATGATTATTATGGTTTCTTGGAACGACTTATTTACTTTCGTTATCATGCTGGTAGCGATTCTGACATACATAGATACTCACAGAAAACATAAGAAATAGCCGTCCTGCCTCTGGTAAAGTCTGGGAACGGCTATCTCTTACGATAACTTATTAACTTAATTTGCCGGATCAGGTGAAGTGCACTCACCTACCGACTGCCTTACTAAGTGTATTATATGTCACTTAGCAGCATTTGTCAATTTTATTAATATTCAGGAGGAAAATTTATATTTTGTCAATAGTTTTGCGACAAGTTTTTTATTCTTTTCTATGCCAATTTCTGTAACTCTTCATCAAACAATTCTGCGGATGTTTTAAAATCAAATATTCCCCTTGGGTAATTGTTAATCCATGTTTCTATATATTTTATTTCTTCATCTGTTGTATCCTCAAAATCTACCCCCTTTGGTATATGCCTGCGTATAAGCCTATTATTATTTTCATTCGTGCCACGCTCCCAACTGCTATACGGGTGGCAGTAAAATACAAAAGTCCTCTTTTCTTCTTTCAATGCAGAACGCTCCATTCCCTCATAATCTGAAAACTCTACACCATTATCAACCGTTATGCTTCTGAATACCTTATAAAACATATCCCCCCATTTTCTCTCTAACCTGTCTAACGCATCTACTACCGAAGCTGCCCCTTGGTCTTTCAGCTTAATAACGATTTCATCACGGGTTTTTCTTTCCGTTAATACAAGCATACACGATTTTGTGACCCCTCTCTTTCCTTTTACCGTATCCATTTCCCAATGTCCGAATATCTCTCGTTTTTCTATTTCCTTTGGTCTGTTTTCTATGCTTTCTCCTGCGGTGGCTCTTTTCTGTACCTGTACTTTCTTATTATGCTTTTTCTTTTTACTTTTAATAGGTAAATCCTTGTTTGTAAGTTTCAAAAAAATTCCATTATCAATATATCTATAAAGTGTTCTAACACTTATTGTTGTCTTAAATTCAATCCCCGAACGTGCAACCTCTGCTAATGCTGCTTCCGGGCTAAATCTATTATCTACAATTTTGTTTTCTATATATTCCGCTAATTTTCTATCATTTCCTATTTTTAGGCTTCTGCCTTTTCCCTCTTGGGCGTAATCGTGTGCTTTTTGTCCTAAATCACTGCTATAACGCTCTTCCTCTGTATAGTCAGAGTTTCGGTGCATATACTTACCTTTGTCATATTCTCTATATATTGTGCTTCTGTGAAAATGTAATTGTTCTGCTACTGCTGCCTTTGACAACCCGGCGTTTAAAAGTGCTTCCATTTTGATACGGTCACTTTTACTCATTTGTTTAAATTTCTTCATATCGCACCTCCTACGCCAAAAGGGCAGCAGTTATTGCCTGCTGCCCTCGGTCTTTTATTCCGAATCGGTTACTTTTTCAATATCTCCGTTGTCTGTGTATACAATGTAATCTACTAAATGTGTTCCGCCAAACATTGCTTTGGCATCATGTTCCTCGCCTTTTGTATATTCATACACTGATACATATAACAAGCCGGATACAACACTTATACTCGTGCTTGTTTTTGTGGTTAAGTTTTCAACCGCCAAAATAGTTTTATCAGAATCAAAGTAGTTTTTATAACACGATAACGCATAATCTTCAACATTAAAGTTGTTTTCTGCTATTACAATACATTTCCAATTACCTGTAACATAATTCCTTACAGTATCGTACTTTGTTGAATATATCGTAGTAATATCCTTATCGCTTATACCTACAATATTATCCCCTGTTCTGTGTTCCACTATTTCCGTTGGTTCTTCCGTAATTGCTTCCGTTGTTTCTTTCTGCTCTGTTGTTTCCTCCTGTTTCTCGGATTCCGGCACTTCTGTTTTTTCTAATTCAGCAGTACCCCCCCCCCGAACATCTGTTTGATTTTCGGTTGTGGTGTTTTCTGTTTGCCTGTTATTGCTTGCAATTATCCCGTGACCTATCCAAAAGACCACAATTACAGCAATGATTATAATGTGTTGTTTTTTCATGTTGAACCTCCTTTGTGTCCGATTCGGTCTATTCGACCTTGATTTTTTTGTTTTTTCCTGCTAATATATTTTAAAGCACTCGGGGCGATTAGCAGGAATGTTATGAAGTTCGCCCCTTGTGTTGACCCTTATTAAGTTTTTTATTCCTTAATCAATTCTGTGAGATATTCGATTAACTCTTCTTTCGGTGTATCATTTCTTATCAGTGCTATTATCATTTTTATTATCCCTTTGAACTGGTTGTTTGTCATTTTGTTATCCTCCATTGTTTAACTCCTTTCCTGCTATCTCCTTGCTACAATTACATTATATACTTATATAAGTATATTGTCAACAGTTTTTTATACTTATATAAGTATTTTTTTGTAGTAATACTTATCTTCTTTCTGATATATCCTTATCTCTTCATCTTTCCCCCGATAGTCTAATTCCGCATCTGTCACAAAATCGCAATTAGTGCATGAAATATATCCGCACTCCATAGGCCCGCAATCTTCTTTTCTTATTCTTTTTTTAGATAATTTCCCACTTCTTGTTATTTTGTAAACGTCTGAATACTGCATTAAATTGCTAAACTCTAATGTGCTTCCACACTTAGGGCAGCAATTCAACAATTCATCCATTTTATCCCCTCGCTTTCTTCTCTTCGATTGCTGCAACTATAAATTCGTTACGGCTCTTATATCCCTGTTTCTTCGCTTCTTTGTCAATCTCTGCTTTCTGTCCTGTCGGGACTGTTACAAGAAATTGGTCGTAAGCCTTTGCATTGTATTTATTTTTTGCCTTTGTCGCAGGCGTTCCGCCTGTCTTTTCCTCCGCCAACTGCTGCACCTCCTTTGCTCGTTGGTTTTTCTTTATCATATCACATTCATTATACTTATACAAGTATATAAAATGCACAAATAACTTTATATACTTATATAAGTATTTTGGTAATTATTCCGGGTTGCGTATATACTTATATAAGTATATAATAGCATCATAAGGAACAGGGAATAAGACAGACCCACAAAGTTATACACAGTATCCACATTTTAGGAGGTATTCACTATGGAAAGAACACTAGAAACAATCACTATCAACAACGCTTTAGAGGTTGTCAGACTTAAAGGCGAACTTAAATTTAAACATCCGCTTGGTTATACTCGTCCAAGCAGTTACTGTTTCAAGCACCCGGTTAAAGGCTTCTTTGCTTTTAAGGGTGATACAGAGCCGTATATGCCTTGTGGTGGCAAAAAGGCTTTACTTTCTATCATCCGTTCCGGCGGTTTTTTAAATTTTGATAATGTGGTTTGGCTTCAACCACTCAACTAAATACTTATCCGGGGTTGCGGTACTGCTGCCCCGGTACTATAGAGGTGGATATTATGGATTTTGGAAAATATGAAAAATATATGAATGACCGTAAGGCGGTAACGGTTGAAAATAACCGCCGAATAGAAAAGAAATTCGCCGAATGCGAAAAGTGGGTTGCTGATAATCTCATAAATTGCGGTTGTGTCTTTACAAACCACTCTGAATTATTGCAGAAACAAAGTTTTATGATATGGATTGATAACGGCATTAGCATTTCTCATAAAATATATAAACTTTCTGAATGTGGTATTACCCCTCTTGTACTGCTGCCTTATCCTGTCAGAATATAAAAATAACCCCCAAGGCTTCATCAAGCCAAGGGGGCATTTTGTTTACTGCATATTCTGTTATTTTGTATTTTCTGCAAGTGTTACCACTGCCGGGGTTGTCTGCTGTTTGTTTTCAATGTAGGTTGTAAGGTTCTCGTTAGCTTCCCATTTCTTTTTTGCTTCCGCTAATACAGATTCCGCAATCTGTACCAACTGCTTTTCTGTAAACAGGATTCTAACCACGCTCGGCAGATATGCGTACATTTTCGCAACCACTTCCGACAGCTTAATAATCCCTGTGCCGGCCCCACACTCTCCCTCTGCATCTGTGACAAACTTAATTGCAATCTGCTTTAAGATTTTGGTCTGTCCTGTCTTGATTAAATAAATAATCAAGGCTACAACCATAGCAATAAGCAATACAGAATCCCAATTAACAAGTAACCATTTTAAAATCTGCATAGTATTTTCCTCCGTTTTGTGACCGAATCGGTCTATTTTACATCTGCTGCATTAACCCAACCGTACACGCCTTTACCGTCCTGTGAAATGCAATGATAAGGGTGTGTGCCTTTGGTATTTACTGCCGTTACCTTACAGGTGCTTGTAACATTCTTCTGTACGCTCGCATATTCCGCCGTAGAGGACTTGTAAACCCCTCCGCCTGTGAATGTT